ATCTTTTACTATGTTACATTTTTTACATAATATTTGGTGTTGTTCTGACATTGTAATACTATTACAACAGAAAAAATATTATCAATTTTATGAAATTATAAATTATTCTTATTAACAAACCTCCAAAGATTTTTTCCAATTATATGACATTTGATTAAATATAACATGTGGTAAAACTTGATTTTGATATTGTACTCCTCTTAAATTTTCAGGACGATTATCATATATTTTTTTTCCAATAATATGAATCTCAATAGAATTGTTCCATTCAAATTTATAACATGACATTTTAATTTCACTATTATCAGTATTAATTTCAGTGTATATAACTGGATAATTTTTCCTATTATTATTAAATCCAATCCAAGAACCCATATTATTTATTAAATTGTTTATATCATCATAATTATGATAATACTTTATTTGTTCAATCAACGAATCCTTATAAGCAACACTAGCATCATTAACAGATTTCACCCATCGTTTATTTTCGCCAAATGTATGAAGACCTTTATTAACAATCTTAATTTCAGCAGTATATTTATAGTTTCCTTCTTGAGCATATTCACCAGTTCCAATAAAAGTTTGATAAGCATTTTCTTGAATATTGTGTTCTTCTACTTTAGAATTTGTAGAAGTAATTGCTTTATTTGCTTCATCTGCTACAGCCATGATGGAATCTAAAATTTTCACATGTGTATGATTTATTTCAGAAATAATGGAATCTATAAGTTTCACATTTGTATCATTTATTTTAGAAATAGAATCTTTCAGTATAGAAATTTTTGTATCAATCTTTTCAAACGTAGTATCACTTTCTCTATTAATTTTTACATCAAGATTATCATAGGATTCCTTGAAATAAGTTCTAAGTTTTTCTTCACAACGGAAATAATAATGTTCTCTATATTCTGCGTTAATTTCTTCAAGATATTTCTCAATTATATTTATTCTCTTATGTTGAAAATGAATATAAGAACTAATAATAAATAGAATAAACAACGCACAAGGAATAATATAGTATTCATTTACAGTATTATTAGAATGCGAAACGGCATTTAATAGAGAAAGAGAATAATCAGACATTTTAGTATACTATATTCCACCAAAAATAAAAATCAATTTTTCAAAAAATTAAAAACTCTACAACAATAATAAATAGTATCAAAATGTCTTATCCAAGCCCAACAGGCGTTGATAAAGTTCTAGTAGCCCAAGAATATAATCCGTTCCGAGACCAAGAACCAAGAACAGTAGTAAATGTCTATGTCACGAATAATATAAGAAATACAAATAATCCAAATGATGATTGTAGTTGTCATATTCTAGAATTATGTACTTTCGCATTCTGTTTTAAACTTCTTTTCCCTTGTTGTTTACTACATCTATGGTTTCGTTAAAACAACCACCCAATTCCCCAACTCCCACACCAAATCAACAACTATAAACAAAGGGCATAATCTAGAAATCTCTTCTATCAACTGACCTTCTTTATAAATATGATAATATCTCTCATATGTGATACCATCATCTCGACTTTTCCAAGGAACCATTTCATCACTATTATGAAATCTAAAAGATGATTCTTCATCTTGTTCCATCGCCCAAACAGTCAGCAATACTTTTCCACCAGTCTTCAACACTCTATATAGTTCATATAAAGCTTTTTTTCTATCGTCATCGTTATCCAAGTGATGATATGTAGCAATACAAATAATATTATCAAACAATTCAGTAAACGGTAAAGAAGTCATATTTGATTTCACTACTTGTAAACCTTTTTTTAAACAAATATCTACTTGTGCTTGTGAGATATCACAACCAACAATATTTAAATCATTTCTATATAACATATTCTTTCCGTTTCCGCATCCGATTTCTAAGACCTTAGAGTGTGGTTCTAACGCAGTCATAAACTTTTTCACAGACCCCCAAATACGATGTCGTGTATTATTGAAATGAATAGCAATCTTATCATATACATTTTCTATTGATAGTGACATGATTGTTATGAAAAAAATATTAATAAATTGTAAAACAATTTTTATTATTTATTGTTTATGTTCTACCACTTATAAATCACATATACACCAAATAGAACAATCGTAATAATACCAGCCATTAGCATATTATAAAGAATACGTTTATAGTAATCTGTATTATAATCTAATACAATGCTTTGAACCTTTTCTTTCATACCATAGTCTTCTGCGCACTTCTGATTATATGTTTCTAGAAGAATATATTGTACATGTAGTGGAAGAACATTCGATTCATACTTGAGATTTGGAGGAGAATTCTTTGAAACCTCAATATACATCTGAACTCCTTCAAGATATTTGATATGTGATGTGTTTTTAAACTTTTCAATGATTTCTTGATATTTTACTCTATTTTCTTCAATAATCTTAAAGGCATTTTCAAAATTATTCATTAGATTTACAATCTTGTTTTGATGTTCTAGTTTATAGTTCAGTTCAATCAATTCAAGTTCTTTATTTGCTAAATCTAGTGTAAGATAATGAATCTTTTCTTCTAGTTTGTTTGAAAACTTTTCTTTCTTTTTATTTTCAACAATCTGATTGAGGTTTTCTTCAATCAGTTGATTCTTTGTAATCGTTTTAGAACGAGTCGCATAAATCTTTGGAATGGGTGCTGCATTTTCATTATCATCGCTATCGGTATCAAAAGTGTTCTCTGGAATAAAGAAATCCTCTTCAACTTCTACTTCTACCATTTTTGTAATACTATTTTTCTGGTAAAATTGAATCAATTTTTTCATAAAAAGTAATACTAAATAGTATGGAACTAGCAAGTCTATCATTAAAGGATCTAAGAACTCTTGCTTCGGCTCAAAAAATAAAAGGTCGTTCTACATTAAAGAAACAAGGTTTAATTACTGCGTTGTCTGCGTCTAAGAATACAACTTTAAAGAATAAGAAGAATAAACCTATGGAAGTAGAGACAGTGAAAGAGACAGTATGTCCAACCATCACAGAATCTACATCTGTAAATAAGAATCATGTTAGAGAATTATTCTTTAGTAAATGTGATGACAAAGGAAAGAATGATAAATACAATAAACTTCGTGAAGAGATTTTAGCAAATATTTTAGAAGATACATATAAATCCTTTAAAGGTGATGAAGAAGAAGGTAAGTTTTGGATTCTTTTAGAAAATCAATGGAAAGAAGTATTAAATAAGATATCAACAAAAAAAGACAGCGATACTATACAAATAAAACAAAAAGGAGGAAGAGGATACAATTATGATTTTGATGTTATATATTTGAAAGATAATAAGGTGTTAGAAACGATTAAAGTAGAATTTAAATCAGGTGGTACGACCATAGATGAGATTCCACAATTCTTTAATGCTGATGCGAATAAAAAATTCTTGTTAGGATATGCTGAATGGTTCTATGATAACTATATTACGAAGAAAGAACCATTTACTAAATTTGATCCTCCAACAAAAGAAAAATATCTCAAAGAGATATATAAGAATGTTTCTAAACTAGAATTCTTCATTAAGTTGAAAGATGAAGAAAAGAATAAAGAATTTTATAAAGAAAAACAAAAGCTAACCGCACAATCAATTACACAATGGCTAGAAGAAAACTATAAAAAGTTAGATTTAGAAGAATTATCAAAAGAGTTTATACGTTCTCAAGAAAATAAAGTATTTCTACTATGGAATAAAGATACATTTGCGATAGACAAATTTGAGAAAGATGAATTAGAAGTAATAACGATTATAGGGCTTAATAAACAAAAAAATAGTATAATAGTGAATAGTAAAAAAATTCAATATTCAATGTTATTACGATGGAAGAATCATTTAGGAGTTTTGAAACCAGCTTGGCAGATATCTATGAAAAGATTGGTAAAATAGTTTCAATTTCAGTTTTAGACATTGCTCCATTTCCAACGAATTTTTGAATAAATTCAGATGTTCTAGGGTCATCAAAACTTTTTTTAACTAATTCCAAATTCTTTTCATCTTTTTTATTTCTAGGTAAAATCATATTTACGTGATTTTCTCCATAAAACTCTTTTAAATCAACGAAAACATAATTGAATTTATATGTAGCATTACCATATCCTCTATTCACAAGAATTGCTTTGCCACTAATAGGAGTTTTATGATAATCTTTAATATATTGTTTCTTTTCTTGTTTGTTTGAAACAATATTATCTAATACAAGTGTTCCATCAACAATATTGGTTGAGTAAATCAATAAAGTTCCTTTATTAGAAAGTTTCTCTTTTTCTTGATTCCAAACAACATCTCCAGTTTTTACAAACAATCCAAGTTCTTTAATAGTAGTTGTTCCTTTAACTAATTCATTGAGTTCTTTATAATATGGTGTAATATAATTCTTATAGAAGTATTGATGAGAATTATCTTTCTCTTTTTTAATAACAATAAGCATAGTATCTTGACCAGTTTCATAATATTTTACATCTAAAGTTTCAACAAATAGAATAGAACAATTAGTATAAATATATTTTCTCATAGGTTCATAATAACTACAATTATATAATGAAGTAGGTAATATAAATGCGAGAATACCAGAATCAGCAAGATGTAGTTCTAAACATTTATAAAGAAATGCGACATAAATATTAGGTCTTCCAATCATACACAAAGGGTTTTTATCTTTAATAACAAAGTAAGGAGGATTACCGATAATACAATCAAACTTTGTATCAGATTTATATTTCATAAAATCACTGTGAAATAGATTTGCGTTTTTATTAGTATAACTTTTAAATATTTTTTCATTAAATTCAACACCAGTGATTTTTGAATTAGGATATCGCAATATAGCATCTTCAATAAATTCTCCAGAACCAAAAGAAGGTTCAAGAATATTAGTAGGTGTAAAATCTAACTTATCAAATAACAAATCTCTAGCTTTCTTTGGAGTAAAGAATATTCCTTGATTTTGCCTAATTTCTTTTGAAAGTTCTTTGTTGAGTTTATTAGAAAGTTCACGAAAAGAATTATTGGATTCAATAATATTCTTTATTGTTTCATTTATAACTTTTGGAGCTTTACAAGGAGTCTTTCGTATCATATGACGGTCATATTGAGATTTCTGAGTAAAATCTTTTAAACAAGTAGAACAACTATATTCTTTTACCATTTTATACTAAAAGAATATATTTTTTATGCAAATCAATTTTACCCGTTTTATACAAATTATTTTTGCAAAGCCGGGATTTATACCCATTGAGAATACATTCTTTTTCATAATTTTTTTTGCTTAAACAAAAAAATTGAGATATGCTTTGCTCCCATAATTTTTTATTTTATAAAAAATTGAGAATACATTCTTTTTCATAATTTTTTTGCTTAAACAAAAAAATTGATTATAAAATCCACCATATATAAGTATACAATGAAACCTTTTCTAAAATGGGTAGGAGGGAAAACGCAGATTCTTGATGAAGTGCTAGAAGAATTTCCAAAAGAAATCAATAACTATTACGAACCATTTCTAGGAGGTGGGAGTGTTTTGTTAGGAGTATTATCGAGTAAGAAAATTAAAATACAAGGAACTATTTATGCGAGTGATGTGAACGAAAAAACAATAGCTCTATTTAAGAATATCCAAAAGAATCTTCCAGAATTTCTTCTAGAACTCAAGAAACTAGTAGAAAAATACAATTCTATAGAACTTATGAATGAAAAGAAAGAGAAGAGAAAAGTAAATAACAAACCAACTCTAGAAGAATCAACAGAAACAAAAGAAAATTACTATTACTTTATTCGTAGATTATATAATTCATTAGAAGACAAAACACAAGTCCAAGCATCAGCAATGTTACTCTTTCTAAACAAAACGTGTTTTCGTGGAGTGTATCGTGAAGGTCCGAATGGATTCAATGTTCCATTTGGTCATAATAAGAATGTAGGAATCTATGATGAAGACCATTTAAAAGAAGTTTCGAAACTTATTGAGAAAGTAGAATTCTCTTGTTGTTCATTTGAAAAAGCGTTGGAATCAATGAAAGAAAAAGATTTTGTATATCTTGACCCGCCTTATGCTCCAGAAAATAGTACATCCTTTGTAGGTTATGTAGAAGATGGATTTAGTCTAGATAAACATAATCAATTATTTAAATTAGTGAAAGAAAAGACATATTTTGTAATGAGTAATTCTGATGTGAAGTTGGTGAAAGATTCTTTTCCTTCTCCAACATATAAAACAAAAATTATTAGTGCAAGACGTGCTATTAATAGTAAGAATCCAGAATCTAAAACAAATGAAGTTCTTATTTCTCGTATTTTGTATTAAGCTAAGAGTATATTCATAAATAAAGCTCTTAAATAAAACGCTCTAGATGTAGAGCCATGACCAGCGCCTTTTGTTCTTGTTTGTAAATATTTACCAAGTTTAGATGAAAAGGTATTTGATTGAATTTCATTATAATCTTTTTTTAGTTGTTCAAAATGTTCATTTGATTTTGTAAAATGTATTATTTTACCAAAACATACAATATCGCCTTTTCTGTGATAAGGAATAAAGAGTGTATTTTCTAGTTTCTTGTATACTCTTGATTCTTCAAAAGGAGTTATTTTTAAAGCTTCTTTATCAGTCATTGTAATGGCAACAGATTCTTTTGCTTTACCATTTTCTTTAATAGGAAATGCTTTTAATTCACCATCAACCATATCAAGACAATCGGATGAATGAGGAATTCCAAGTAAATCTTCTAACAAATGTCCAGCACCACCTTTATTTTTAGTTTTAATACATGTATGTTCTTTATGAATAATAGATTCATATTTTGTTTTAACATCTTCAAGAGTAACCTTCATCGGACACTTTTTATCATTTGTATTTAATTTTCCAAATAAATCTTCAAGTCCATTTAATCCATTTTCATCCTTTTTCTTTTTAGTAGTATTCTTGACCGTAGATTTCTTTACTTCCATCTCCTTTATAATTAAAAAAACTAATATAAGGGGGATCAATTTTTTAAACTGGTTTTGATTGAAGAAAAGAGTTTAGAATATCTTTCAATCGTGGCTCAATTTCACCAAAATGTAGAATAGGTTCTGCAAGAATTTGTAGAGAATCATTCGCAGTATTTTCTACAGTAATAAAGCGTTCTTTTAGAACATTAATTTGTTTGTATATATCATTATCAAGAATCTTAATCTCATCATACAATCCATCAATATGTCTTCGATGAGTATTCATTTTGACAATAGTTTCATTAAGAATATTTTCTACATTCTTAATTTTATCTAGATACATTCTATGATTTGTATGAATTTCTTTATTGATTCCTTCAATATATAGTAGCATATCTTCTAGAATTTTATCATTCTTAGACTTTTTATAAGAGTCCATAAGATATACACAAATAAGAGAGCATAATGTGAAAATAATGGAACACACCATTTCAAGAATATAAGAATTAGCAACCATTTTTGTAATACCAATGATAGCGTGGGATAAAATCAATTTTTTACATAAAATTGATTTTAAATTCAAAGTAATAGTAGTAATTTAAAATGTTTACCAAAGATGTATCAAATAGAACAGAAAAGCAGATTAAGAATGAAGTAGAGCTTCAAAATAGAGCAGCAAAGAAACATCTTGCTCCAAAAATTCTTCAAACAGATTTCAAAACATTTATCAAAATGGAAAAGATTCCAGAAATGTGTATTGCGGATAAATATGGAGAGAGTATTCGTGGAATGCCAAAAGAAATTATGAAAGAAATTTATACGATTCTATATAGGCTATATCATGAATGTGATATTGAGTATCTAGATGTAACGCCATATAATTTTATTGAATATAATGGAAAACTATGGGTGATTGATTTTGGTGATGCGAAACCTGTAAAGAAAAACTGGTATCTTCAAGAAGTATTTGAGAATGAATTATTATTGACTTGGAATCCAGAGTTTAAATAATAATTTATAAATAGGATAAATGAATAATAATATATATCCAAATGATATAAATAAATTTTTAATACATCCTTCAAATAGAAAACTTATAGTATCTTTACGACAAACCGCATATGATACTTGTAGAACTAAGATAGGACCTCAATATATTCGTATGGCATTTAATAAGATAAAAAGAGGATATTATTATACAAATGATAAAGATGAAGTGATTGGATTTTGTATATGGGAAGAAAAAAATAATTTAAAAAAAGATGATACATATATTAAACAATTACATATACTATTAATATGTGCGGACTATAATGATTATAAACTTGGAAGAAAAATATTATTTGACGTTGATTCATATTGTATAGATAATAAAATACCAATTATTACTCTCGAGGCAGCTAATGATGTTTTGGTTAAATATTATCAGAATGGTGGATTTGTATTAATAGATAACGATTTAAAAGAAATGAAGAAAGTTATAAAAATAATAAAAATAGAAAGAACATTAAAAACAAGAAAAATTAAACGAGGTAAATTAATCCCAATAAATTTAGAAGAAGCTATTATATAGAATATGTGGTATTGTTATTTATTAAAATCGGATAACAAGACTTATGTTGGAGCAACTATTGACCCAGATAGAAGACTTAGGCAACATAATGGAGAACTATCGGGAGGAGCGAAAGCAACAAGAGGTCATGTATGGACGAGACATTGTTTAGTAGGTATTTTTGATAATGAACATGACGCATTATCGTTTGAATGGCATTGGAAACATAAATCAAAAAAGTGTAAAAGAAGAGGTACTCCTATAGAGAGACGAATGATAGCTCTAGAATCTATGTTGAATGAAAATCCATTACTAACATTTGAATTTACATAAAAAAACATAAAATTGATTTTTTTATCACATATTTTATAGTATATGAAATATGGATGAAACGCAGCAGCTTGTATTAGAAAAGGCTCTAGATGGAAAGAACTTATTTGTTACTGGAATGGCTGGAACGGGAAAATCTTTCTTAATCAAAGAAATAAAAAAACAACTTGAAGTAAAAGGAAAGAAGATAGCAATTACAAGTCTTACTGGAATGTCAGCACTATTAATAGGTGATAAAGCAAAAACGATTCATTCTTGGTCAGGAATCGGAATAGGAAATCGTCCAGTAACTGATTATTTTACGTTTATTAGAAAATGTCAACCAAAGGTACGAGAAGCATGGAGAACATATAATACTCTTATAATTGATGAAATATCAATGATGAGTGATGAACTCTTTGAAAAGATATGTGAGTTAGGGAAGTTGCTACGATTTAATGAGAAACCTTTTGGAGGAATTCAAATAATCTGTTTAGGAGATTTCTACCAACTTCCTCCAATCAATACGCCATTTGTGTTTGAAAGTCCAATGTGGAATGAGACACTTGATTATGCTATTCAACTAGAAAAGATTTATCGTCAAGAAGACCCAGTATTTCAAAAGATATTAAATGAAATTCGTATTGGAATAGTATCTGATGAAACAGACCAAATTCTTAAAACAAGACTCAATCTAGATTTCTCTCATGAAGTAATACAACCAACAAAGATTTATACACGACGAGATTTAGTAGATGAAGAAAATAGAAAAGGTTTAGAAAAGATTGATGCGGAGTCTTATACATTTAAATCATCAATCACAGGAAAAGTAAATACTGATGCATTACGAACAGCTTTAAAGAAAATGGATACTAGTTCTCCTTATGTTGATGAATTAACCATAAAAGTCGGAGCCCAAGTGATGCTTATTGTTAATCTAGATACAGAAGCTGGATTGGTAAATGGAAAGTTAGGAATTGTGAAGCAAATAGATTCAAAGTTTGTAATGGTTCGTTTCAAAGGACATAATTATGATACACAAATTCCTTATTATAGTTGGGTTTTAGAGAATTATGAAACAGTATCAAAAAATCAGATTCCATTAGTTCTAGCATATGCGATTACTATACATAAGAGTCAAGGAGCAACACTAGATTGTGCGTATATTGATATTGGTCGTTCAGTGTTTGAATATGGACAAGCTTACGTAGCGTTATCACGAGTAAAGTCGCTAGAATCATTATATTTACATGATTATTATAGAGGAGCAATACGAGCACATCCAAAAGTGAAAGAATATTATGAACAGTTATTTAATTAATAGAAGATAGAAGAGAAACAGCGGATTCAAAGTTTGCTTGAGCTATACGACTATCGATACCACCACGGTCAAAATCAACATTAAAACTTTCCATAGCGGGAACACTTAGAAAGAGTGTGATGGAACGAGCACAATAATTGATATTAAAACCAGCGAGATGTTTTGAAAGAAATACGAGAGTTTGTTTATCCGCATCAGGAAATACATCGTCGCTAATTTTTTCTAGATGGATAATAATTAGATTATTTGCGATTTGTAGAGTAGTTCCGATTGTAGGATTTGACATTTTTATTGAAATACAAGTTTATGGCAAAAATTTTTTTCAATTTTATTAAATAGTAAGATGCCTTGGAGTTTTGATGAAGCTCCAAAATATGTAATTAATTTAGATAGAAGAAGAGATAGATGGGCAACATTTCAATCATCTGCTGGATTTGAAAGTTTAAATAATTTACGTCGTTGGTCTGGGACAGATGGAAAATTAATTAATCTTGATACAGATAATCGTATTAGCTTATTTACGAGATATAATATTATTCGTGAAAAACGTAGATCGCATATGGAATTGAATACAAAAGGTGGAATAGGGTGTTATATATCACATATAGAAGTATGGAAAGATTTTTTAGAGAAATCTAATTCTGAAGTTGGTATTATTTTTGAAGATGACGCTTTAATGGATTTATCAGCAATAAAGAGAATTAAAAATTTTATTAATAAATCTGATGCTATAAAAGATTCTAATTTATGGGATTTTTGTATTCTAGCTCCTCATAATGGAAGTAAGAAGCATGGTTCTATGTATCCTGGCGATGATGTATGTTTGAGAATGATGGAATTTTCTGGTTTAACAGCATACATGGTTACAAAGAAAGGTATTCGTAAAATTATGCCTCATGTATATCCTATTCAAGGACATGTAGATTGGTTTATGTCTATATGTGGTCAATTACAGATTTTAGACATTGTAACTCCACCACAATCATTGGTTCGTGTTCGATTATCGCCGACAGATATTCAAAAATATCAGAGTTGTGAAATTTGCGATATTGATACAGATTTCCAAAAAACAAGTACTCTTTTACCATTATGGAGAATGAGAATGTTACAATTTGAAGAGATTGTTGTAATTTTAGGTTGCGTGTATGCTGGAGTAATATATTTTCAAAAATCAAAAAAATTGTTTTAAATTTTTGAAAAAAAATAGTATCAAAATGAATTTTGAAGTATCGGATATTCAAGTAAATGATGTTCTTATCAAAGGTGTTAAGATTCTTGGTGATAAAACAGAACAAGGAGAAAGAAATTCTACACATACCATTATTCTACTTGATGTGAGTGGTTCTATGGATGAAAGTCATAAACTAAAAAATGTTAAGAAAAGTCTAAACTTTCTAATTAAATTTCTACAGCCAAATGACCGTTTGACACTTATTACATTTAATAGTATGTCTCAAATTCAGATTCAGAATATGAATGTCACAACAGAATATTTAGCAACATTTCAACATGTAATTAATACAATTCAAGCATATGGAGGAACAAATCTTTCATCAGGTCTTATTAATGTAAAATCAGTTCTTGAGCGCTGTGCTGTAGAAAATCAAAATATTTCTAAAACTGGTTTGATTATTCTAACAGATGGTCATGCGAATGAAGGACTTAGTCGTTCTGAAGATATTCTTCGTATCATAGAATCAGTGAAAATATCTCTACCATCTCTTACAATTACAACAATTGGGTATAATGAAGATCATAATGCCGAACTTTTGAAGAGTATTGCGGTGAATGGAGGAGGTTCATATAATATTGTAAATAACAGTGATCAAGTTGCAACAGTATTTGGAGAAATTCTAGGAGGACTTATGACGACAGTAGTTCAGAATTGTTATGTAAAATTTGATTCTACATGGAAAAGTTTAAATATGTATACAAGTACTGAAAGTAATGGTCAAACCATTATGAATATTGGAGATATTAATGCTGAGTCAGAAACAATTCTATTATTTACAAATACAAATAATAGTAACAGCATTCTAACAGTGACGGGAGTAAAAACAAAAGATTTTACTACAATTACTCAAGAACTTCTATTTAACGCATCTACAATTAGTCAAAATAAACAACCATATCATATTACATATATTCGTCTTGTAGTAGCAAATATTCTACAAAATCTTAAAACTCTAACAAAAGAATATGTAAGAGATACTCTAAAACCGATTAAAGAATATCTTGAGCAACCTATTAATCTTCTACATCCTCTCACATCATATTTGAAGCAAGAAATTACGTCAATTGAGAATCAATTGGAAACTCCATCATGTATAAATACAACACAAAATCTTCAGCAAAGTATTTGTATGGCATTTGGTCGCGGAACATCATGTGCTAGAAATATTGAACCAGTTTATCAAACACCACTTAGAAGAAGAGCAATTCGTTTTGAAGATATTGATGTAGATAATACTTTGAATACAGCTATGACCAATATGAATGTAAATTTAGCAACACCATTTGCGAATAGAGCACAACGAGAAGTAAGTCAATATGCGGTGAATTATACACAAGATGTAACTGATGCAACAGATCCAGATGTAGAACTCTAAGAAACAGAATCATCATCATCAAAAATATCTTCATAACCTTCTGGGCATGAAAAACGAGTATTTGGATCTTCTAATAATTTTTTAACACATTGAAGAAACCAATTTTCTAAATACATATCATTTTGTAAAGTTGAAAAAACAATAATTCTTTGTAGAATATTTGTGCTAGGGTGTGCTAGTTCTTTTAATTTATTTATTATAATAAATTTATTAATAAGAGTGGGTTCAGATAAATATTTTTCACATGATTTTTTTAATGCCATTTCCTATTATATATTGGTTGTAAGTGTTTATACCATATATAATTAAGAAACAAGCACCTAATACTAAATACCAGTTAATTTTTCTTTCTTCAACAAATAGCTTACATTTTGCTACAAAGTGTTTATCACTTCCACATTCTAAGCATTTATGTTGAGCATGCCATATTTCTCTTTTTAAAAGTTTTAATAAACTATTAGGCATTTTCATACGACAATAAGCACCGCCACGAACATTATCAATACCGTATTTTGCCATATACATTTTTGTAATTTTATCTTCTTCAAATTCATTTACATCATTATATTCTTCTATGATTTCAATGGGTTGAAATTTACGAGTCCAAGCACTCCCATGTCCTTTACAGTGTTCTATATATCTTTCTGAAATAAGTTTATATGTTTTACCAATATAATATTTTTCTTGTTGAAGTTTAAGAACATAAATATTAGTTTTAGAAAAATCATATTGTTTTGGTATATTAATTTTAATATAATCCATTATAACATCTATAAATATATATAAAATATTGTTTATACCTTAAACTTTAGTCTAAACAAAAGTCTTCGAAATCGTATAAATAAGTTGATAATTTCCCATGAAGTTTAGTATTTTGTATCTTTATAAGTTCTTTTTGTAGATTTGGACTTGGAGTTTTAGGGATATCTTTTTCATATTTTGGAACATATGAATGGATTAGGCTCACAAGTTCTTTGGGGAGTAGGTTTTGAATATCTTTAGGAAGTTGAGGTTTTGAATCCTTCTTAACCATCCTGCTGGAACAAGATAATAAATCTTTAAAAATCGTAAAATAAATATTTTATTAAAAATGACATTAATTATATGGATAATAATTCTTATAAAGCTTTTATAAATAATGATTTTTTAGTATGGACAATGACTACGAATGGATATAAATATTTAACATTAAATCTCGTTGAGAGTTTAAAAAAGGCGAAGATTCCATGGTATGCCTCTTTGATGGTAATCTGTGTTGATAGAGATTCATACACTTTTATGAGGTCAATGAATATTCCTTGTGTTTATTACAAACCTAATGTCCCAGTCATAGTTGGGACACAGCCAAGTCAATTTGGTTCTCAAACATTTATGACGTTTAATAAGATTAAGTTAGATTTAATGGAAGAAATACGAGTGAAAGCTCCGGAACAAGTCAAGTATATTACATATATGGATGGTGATATTGTTGTGTTTA